CGTCATGGGGCGCGCTGAGGCGGCCAGCACGCGCACGATGTACTGCGTCGCTGGCGCCTCGGCGGGGTACCACGACAGATGCGCCTGCCGCTCAAGCTCCCTCATGATCGAGTTGCGCTGCGCCGCCGTGAGTCCCGCCCAGTGCCCCGCCCAGCGGCGCTTGGCGGCGACGTAATGCGTGATCCCCGAGCCGTCCAAGGCGCGTGCCATGCCGGCGAGCGGCACCGGGCCGTACTCGTAGGTCTCCGCCTCGGGGGTCACGGGTAGCGTGTACTCGCTGCCGCTGAGGCCGATTTTATGCGCCATCTACAGCATCCCCTGCGCCTGCATCTCATCATAGAACGCCGGTACCAAGGCCTTAGCAATCGCCTTGGCCGTGATGGGCAGGGCGTTCCGGACGCCCACCGAAACATGGCCGGCGATGCGCTCGCCCAACAGCTCGTACTCGGCGGCCTGGCCTTCCATGTTCTTCACGAACACGCGCGTAAACTCGGCTGCGACGTCGACCCTGAGCATCCCATCGCCGATGCTGCTGGCAAGGTCCACGCCCGGGTCAAGGCCAAAGTCCGCGCGAATCCGTGCCCGCTCACTCGGCGTCGCCCCCAGGGCGGCAAACTCCGGCCCGGACATGATCTGGGCGATCATCGCCTCGCGCGCCCGGCGCGCCTCCAGTTCCTCGATCATCCGGGAACGCAACGCGCTCATGGAGGCCTCGGGATCGAAGCCCGGCCCCAGGCGCTCCCACTGGCCCATCTCCCAGGCGCGCTCTTGGTCGGCAAGGTAGAGCTTCGCCGCGGCGCCGGTGCGACCCTCGAGGAGGTGCTTCCAGTCCGAGGCGGGATCCTCGACCGCGGACCGTAGGCGCCGCAGGTATTCATCGGGCTTATCGCGATACGTGCCGGTCTCAACTTCCCACCAATCGCGATCGGTGACCATGGAGGGGCGATAGACCGCTTCAGCCGCGGCGCGCATCTGCTGCTGCAGCGCCATGGTCTCCTTGTCGATCTGGGCGATGTGCTGCGTTGAGCGCCGGGTGCGATCATTGGCGATGCGTTCCTCGAGCCGGTTTTGCTCGATGAGGTTGTTATAATAGTCGGTAGAAAACGGTTCGAGGCTCTGTAGCTCGTACTTGAGGTAGGCTAGTTGCCCCTCGAGGTCAAGCTGCGACATCTCGTAGCGCCGCTTGGCCAACTGGACGCCGGGATCGCCCAACAGCGCCTCCAGGGCGGCATGGGCATCGTCCGCCGCGCTGGCGACGTCATACAGGGCCGTCTCCATGCCGCTCAGGGTGAGTTCCCACTGTGCCGCCGTGGGCACGCCGCCGGCCATGGTGGTCACCAAGGCCTCGATACGGCCCTCGAGTTCCGCCGGGCCCACCGCGCCGCGCATGATATCATCGAGCCACGTATGCGACTCGGCCAGGGCATAGTTGGCCTCCGTGAGACTCAATACCCCCTGCTCGTAGCCCTTTTCGATATCGCGGATAAACTGGTCATAGCGCGTGCGGCTCTCGGCTATGCGCCCGAACATGGCGGCCACGCCGGAGACTAGATCGGTGAGGGTGGCGCGCCCCATGCCGAACGCGGCGCCCACGTCCGTTTGCCCGAGGGCCCACATGAGGTTGCGCTGTAGGTTGGCCACCGCGGCGCCCATCGCCTCGGCGGTGGTCGGCGTCTGTTCGCCAACCCGCCGCATGGCTTCCTCGGCTTGCTCCATGACGGCGATGGTAAAGGCCGTCTCGCGGTTCAGCCCCGACTGTGAGGTGACCAGCTCATCGATACGGGCGCGCACCGCGCCGGAGCTGATACCGAATTGGTCGAGGCGCTGGATCGACTGGTTGGCCAACAGCAGGGCAAAGTCGGACATTGCCGCCGTGGGCCCGCCCGGCATGCCCATGGCCATGCCCAGTTGCGTGGCCACCTCGGCCATGCGCGAGGCTTCAGTGATGTTGTCGGCCAGGCGCATGGTGAGGAACCGCGTCGCGCCGGCCATAAGCTCTTGGTCGCTGGCCGCGCCGCGCGTCGCTTCCCTCAGGCGATCCATGGCCTCGGGCGCCTCGGAGCCGGCCAGGCGTTGGAAGGTGAGATAGGCGCGCTCGGCGGATTGACTCACATCATCGATCTGGATGGCCGTCTCGACCAACCAGCGCCCCGCCTTGATCGCCCCCACCGCGGCGCCGGTCAGGGTGAGATAGCGGCCAAACTGCCCCAGCATGGCGGAACCAAGCTCGCCGCCAATGCCGGCCCCCGCCGACCTGGCCGACTGCTGCATCTGGCGCGTGCCTTGCAGCAGGATACGGTCGGCCTCGTTCATGCCGCGCGCCAGCCCCGAGTTGTCAACGCGGGTGCGCGCCACTACGCTGGCCGCTGCTTCCTTGCCGAGCATCTAGCGTTGCCTCCGTTGGTGGCCCTTCCGCTGGGCCGTTTCGCGCGCCGCCTCACGCTCCATCTCAACCTTCTCTCGCGCTTGATCTCTCAGCGCCGCCTCGTAGCGCCAGAATCCCAGCCAATCGACCATCTCCGGGAGATCGATCTCCTGCCGCAAGCGTTTCACCGTCACGCCGCACTGCTTGGCAAGCTGGAAGGTGAGGAACTTGACGTTATTCGTCGCGAAACGACGCCTCGGCTTCCTGCACCGCCTTCTCGGCGATTTCCCCCCGCGGCGTGATGCCCGACAACCGCAGGATCACCGCATAGAGGCGGTCAATGGTGGCCACACACTTTTTCTTGAGCTGTTCCGCCTGCTGGAATGTCAATTCAGGCGCCTTGATGCCATGGACCAGCATCAAGGTCTCCCATCGCTCCTGGTCCCAGGTGTCCCCCTGGCCGCACTCTTTGCGCATGCGCGTGTGCTCCAAGAGCGACAGCGCCCCGACCACGATGCGCACACCGGGGGCCAGCTCGACCTCCTCAGTGACGGTGTCGGCGTCGGGCAACGCCAGTAGCTCATCGACGGTAGCAATCTTCGGCATCTCCCTCCTCACTGGGTATGGGTTGTGCGGCGGAAGCGCCTAGGCGCGCGCTATGTCGCCGGTGGACGTCAGGTTCACCGTCAGCCGCGACATGGCGTTGGAGGCGGCGCGCAGACTGTAGTTGCTGACGAACACGTCCACCGTATACCTGGTGACACCGTCCGGTGAGAACTTGACCTCTACCGGAGTATTGCCGTTATAGGCCGTCCACAGCTTAGTGTCGATGGCGCTATCAAACTCGCCCTCTGCCGTGAACGTGCACGAGCGCAGCCCCGGCAGGCGGATCACCGACGTGTCGCCCAGGTGCCGGGCCTCGGCCATCTCGCGTGCCAGGTCCATCGAGACGCTGTCGAGCGTCCCCTCGATGGAGGTGCTGCCGAGTGAGAGCGTCGCATTGAGTCCATGCGTGGGAGCCATTCCTTATCCCTCCTTTGGCCAGCGTACTGGCCTATCGCCGCCCGAACGCGGCGAACCAGGTTGCCGCCGGGTCGGTGCCCGTCAGCGTCCACCGTACCCTGAGATACCGCCGCACCGTGCCCGTCACTGCCTTTACCTCAGCGCCAACTGCCGTGAGCGCCGTCATCGCCACAAGCGTGCCCCAATCCGTACCATTCGCCGAGTNCTCNAANGTCACCGTCANCTTGGCGCCGGTCGAGAGCGCCGTGCACAGGAGATAGGCCGCGCCGCCGGTCGCCGATGCGGCGCCGCCGTCATGCGTCGCCCCCGGCGAGATGCCGCCCGCGCCAAGCGACCGCAAGACGATGCAGCGGTCGATGTCCTTGGTGCTCAGCATCGCCACCGGCAGGCGCACGACGTCATCCCCCGCCACACGCTGTTGGTTCTCACCATGGGCCACGCCACAGTAGGCCGGCCTCCCCACGGCATCGCCGGCGGGCAGGAACGCCCAGGGCCGCGCGGTGTCCTCCTGGAGCCGTGCCCAGACATAGGCGTCGTTGGCCCCCGGCGCCGAGTCCAGCGCACCGCCGGTGAGGGTGATGCGCACGTCGCGATGCCCGGCGACGCGAATGACGCCCGCGCCACTGAGGGGCCGGTACTCGGCCAGCGACCGCGATAGCTGTTGCTCGACCTGTTCGGCGTAGCCCGACATATCCATGGCGCCGTAGTAGAACCGCGCCGCCGTGCCGTGAATGGTCATATCACGTCTCCTCTACCCAGAACCGCCACTGCGCCCCCACCTGCTGGTACACCGTGCCGCCCTCAACGGTGGCCATATCCGGCAGATCGCTATCGCGCAAGATCGCCAGCACCGTCGCGCCGGTTACCGTGAGAGGCTGCCGCTCAAGGAGCGCGTCGATGCGCGCCAGCGCATCCAGGATCATTGCCTTGCTCAGGCCCTCGTCGATGACGCGGAACTGGTAAAGGTACTGCCAGTAGTTGCGCGCCCCGAGCGCGTTGTGTGGCGTGACGGCGACCTGCTGGAATACCACCAGGGGGTAGGCCGCATCCTCGGGCGCGAGCGTGTTGTAGACGCCCGCGACCTTGCCGGATAGCGTCGCGTCGCCACTCAGCGTGGTGTAAATCGCCGTCTCGAGGGCCTTGGTCGGATCGGCCACCTCACTCCTCCACGATGCGCCGGATTGCGCTCATAAAGGCGTCGCGCACCGCCTCGACTGCGGGGCGCAGATAGGGCCGCGGCGCGATGTGGGCGTTGGGCGCGCCGAACTCCAGGTGCGCGGCGTACTCAGCGGTAAAGCCGGTCTCATAGTCCGCCTGGCCGAGCTTCTTGGTGTAGGCGCTGTTGACGAGGTTTCCAGTGTCGGTGGCCGGGGCTTCACCAGGCGCCGAGGCTTGGTGCACCACGTTGCCGCGCCGATAGATGCGCCCGCTCTTCGGCGGATTCATAATCGCCATCTGCGCCCTGGCCTGGATGTCGAGCGCCGTGTTTCCGCACACCTCGTCGATCTCCCGCGCCATTGAGGCGCCGATCTCGCCGAAATGCGTGTACTCCAGGACGATCTCGGTTTCGTTGGGCATCTACGCCTCCACCGCCAGCACCCTGAGTGCCGTCGCCCATGTGCCGCCCTGGAGCACCGCCACGACGTTGAACGTCCGGCCATTCGCCGTCAGCTCATCACTCGCCACGACATCCGCGTCGTACGGCAGCGTCACCGTAAACGTCACCGCGCTGGTCACCCGCGCCGCCACCTCCAACTCGCGCCCCGAGGTCGGCGCGATGCGGCAGGCGTAGGTCTCGGTCGATGGCGTCTCGGTGTGGCCGCCCATGCCATCGGGTACCAGCGCCTTGCGGGTCCGCGTCGCCGTGTCGGGCAGCGCCTCGCCCTGTATCGCACGCATGGCAGCAACTTCCGCGGCGCTCAGCATTATGATGTCCCTCGCGCCGTCGGCGGCGCCGCCTTCTTCTCGTTGAGCTGCGCCAGCGCCTCCCGCAAGAAATTCGGCACCGGCATCCCTGCAGCGACAACGTTTTCCACGACGCTCAGGCCCTCACTCGCACAGTAGAAAATGACCACGGCGTTGCGCACCACCCCGTCTGTCCCCGCGAGGTTGTCTGCCTGTGCCGCCAACGCCACGGCCACAAAGATCAATACTTTCTTGAACGTGCCACGTAACGACTCCTTGCTCGACAGCTGCTGCTGCACGAATGCTCGCGACCACCCGCTCACGATGTCCAGCGCAATGAGGATCACCAGTGTCGTCATGGCCGCATTCCACGCCCCCAAAATAGTGCAGAGCCCGGCGCTCAACACGGCCAGGATCGCTTTCCATGACATCTCGCGCATCACGTACAACCTCCCTACGCCAGATCGCCCCGTACCTGCGGTATCATCCGCGGTCGCTGTCGGCGCCGATACTGGGCCGCTAGCTGTAGCAGCATCTCGACCTTCTGAGACCGCTGATACTGGGCGCCGTCCGCAGAGAAGTCGAAGTTGAGCTTCTCGCGCGCGGCCCACATCTCCAGTAGTTCTGCCGCCGCGCCGTAGACATCGTACTCGCCATCGCTGATCTCGTGCTCCGCCAGGGTCGCCTCGATGTCG